GCACTTGAGAATGGCTTTCCCTTCTTCGCTGGGAGAGCCGAAGGCGCTCAAGGCACGCTCTAGGAGGCGGGTCGCCATGAGAACCTCGACGCGTGAGCCTTCCTGCTGGCCGGCGGGGGCCTGGGGCGACATCATCGTGGCCGCTGCAGGCGAGCCGCCGCCACCCGGCGGGGTCGCCCCAGGCGGAGGTGTCCCGCCACCCGGCGGCATCTGATTGGCAGGTACGCTCACATTTTCTCGCTGTCATCACGACAGTGCGGACGGGGCGACGCTACGGGCTCACCTGGGATATTGTCAAGTTCCTGATGTGACAAAGCCCGCACACTTCGCAGCATGCGGGCCTTGGATCTGCTTGTTCAACCCCCTCGGCGATCAACCCTCGGGTGGTCTATCCCTTCGAGCTGCCGCAACGAGGCGAGAGTCTCTACAGGAGGATTTTCACTGGCGTTTAGCCTCGAAAATACTGGTGATGTCCGTTAGGACTAGCGGCGCTTGCGCCGTCCGCCTTTTCGCTTGCGGGCCATGTTTGGCTCCTTTCTGATACGAGCGTTGAGTCCCCTTACCGGCCGCCGAGCTTGGTCACTTTCGCTTGGGCCGCAGCGGCCTCCGCTTGGGCCTTCTGCGCCGCGGCGCGTGCCTCGGCGGGCAGTATCTTACGACGCAGCTTCATCCGCAGCAACTGCTTGCCGGAGATGTCGAGCAGCTCGAGCGCGCTCTCCTTGTCGATCAGGCCCGCCTTCAAGGCGGCGAACACCAGCTCACGCTGGTCTTCCACGAAGATGGGCGAGTTGGAGTGCGCGTCCACCTTCACCAGAAAGTCGCTCGAGATCTGGTTCAGGATGAAGATCTGGCCTTCCTCGCCCTCCTCCACCGGCTCGCTGCGATACTTCTTCGTGGAGAATTTCCGCATGAGCTTCAAGTCGTACGTCGCCAGGTTCTCCAACGAGTCCTCCACGATCATGGCGCGCTTCTTCGCCCGCGAGGACCCCAACTTCGCCAGCTGACTGGCGTGGCCGCTGGACCGGACTCCTGTCTCGCCGCGGCCGGATAATACGTTGTTGACCCCAGACATCTCCTCGAACATCGCATCCAGCTCGCGCACCTCCTTGAAGAGATCATCGGGGATGGTGGGCTGGTGCGAGGTGGCCTTGGAGTTTGGCATGTCGCCTGCGATGCGCCCGCCTGGGGTGTCGAAGGCCGCCATGATCTCGTCGGTGACCGTGTAGCCGGAGAAGTCCCACGGCGGGTTGGCCTGGCGATCGAGCATCTTCCTGATCTGCGCCATGCGGTCGTTGCGCAGATCCTGCAGCGGCAGCAGGCGCTCGACTTCCGAGTAGCCCCAGAAGTAATCCGGCGCGGGCGAGGGGCACACTTGAATGAACGGCGCCTCCCCCTCGATGCCCATTTTCCCCTCAAGCGGTCGGTCCCAGATCACGACATAGGGCTCAGCCATGGTGACAACCTGATACGTGTCCTTCTCGCTGTTCCACACGTACAGCTCGCGCATCTGCACCAGCGGCTCGTACACCCGTGGACGGTAGTCGGCCGCGCTGTAGAGGTTGGGATTGATGCCGCCCATCATTTGGTTGCCGGCGATCAGGGGCTGAATCGTGGTGACGACGATGTTGGCCGGCCCCCCGGTCTCGCCCTGCGAGGGTGAGGCGGAGGCCTCGACGCGATCGAGGATCTGATTCACGCGCTCCTGCGAGATCGAGCCGCCGATCATCGCGGCGCGCAGCTCGGAGGCCAACTGCGTCTTGGTGATCAGGTACTCGTGACAGAACGCTTCCTGCGAGCTGATCTTGGGCGAATCCTCGCGCAACACGCCGAAGTTAGCGGGCTCCACCAGGCCGGTGACCAACTCGCCGTCACGCCAGATGGGCTTCAGCAACATCGAGCCGTACACCCAAGCCCACAACAGCGCGAGCCCGAAGGTGATATCGGTGTCGGACGAGTGCCACCCCTCGTTGACCGCCTCACTGACGGAGGGCGCATAGGCGAGATTCAACCCCGATGCCGAAGCGCTGAACTCCACGGCGAAGCGGGTGGTCTCCTGCGAGTACATGAACGAGGTGAGCTGATCGACGTGCGGATAGATCTTATTCACCACCACGTTGGGATTCAGCGCCTCGTCGCACCCAGTCATGAAGTAGCGCTTCCAGCGGTCGTACTGCGCCTTGCGCGCGTTGCGCGAGACCATGCAGGCGCGCGCGAGCCGGTCGTACAGCTCCAGCCGCTCGGCGTCGTTCTTCGGGATAATCACCCGGGAGCGTCCGGCATTTCAGCGGGCCGATAGACCAACTTGGGGTCAATCACCGGCCGCGGTTGCGGGATGTGCTGCACGCGCCCTTCGACGCTGGCGCCGAATGTCGAGGTGACCGCGTTCTCGCCCTGCACGGTTGAGCCGCCGATTGCCGCCTGCGGATCAACCCGCGGCACGGCGGCGCCCTGCACCTGGGAGAAGCCGGGCGCGGCATGCGGCACCGAGTGCCACAACGGCGCGAAACTCATCTCCTTGCGCACGGGATCCATCGACTGGCCGCGGCGCAGGTAGTCGCGTACTGACTCCCCGCCATTGGAACCTAAGTTGGTGAGGCCAAAATCCCCCGCGAGCGCCCGCAGCGCCGCATCGGCCACTTTCGTCCCGTTGGATTTGATGCCCGGCGGCTTCTTGAAGATGAGCCGTACAAATGCCGCCGAGCAACCGTGCGGGCACTTCTGTTCGAAGGACTCAAACTCCCCGTGCGCGGCGCACGCGTAGTCGTGGAGGACGGCCATGCTGCCTCCCGGCAGTATAGGGGCGCCCAGCATAGGTAAGGCCTAGCTATGCTGTCAAAAACCGCCCTGGAGACGCCTGATTTTAGGCCCAAAAGGGGTCTTTTCGAGCCGGAACTCGTGGTCCCGATAGGGCAGGGCGTCCACCACGGGGGGCTCGGGCGCGCCCAGCATCGGGCGCCACGTAGCCCCTTTGGGGGTCTCTACGAAGATAATCTGCCCCCGGAGTACCTGTAAAACCTTCCTCGAGAGCATCCGCTGCATCCGTTTCGACAGGTACTCCGATTGCGGGGGGTCGGCCAGTAGCTTCGCGCGCAGGTGCTGGGCATACTCCTCCCCCACAAAGCGCAGGAACGCCGCCTTGCCGCCGTGCAGCCCACAGATCCCGTACTGACGCTCGCTCCAGAAGAGGCGCACGTAGTGTCGCAGCTGCGTCAGGGTAAGGACATCCTGCCCATAGGCGGGTCGGAGGTTGCGCCCCATGTGCCGGGCCTGCCAGCTCACTTTACCACCCCGATCTTGCGCAAGTAGTCGTGCACCATCCGATCGCCCACGGTGACGAGTTTCGCCGCGTTCGTCTCGCGCTGCTGACTCACCGCGCGGGAAATGCCCATCATGGCGAGCTTGATCATCAGGTGCTCGCTCCAGGCGTGCACCGCGAGCGCCCCGGCGGTGACGCGATCGTCAGTGGTGCGCGAGCCGGCGGCGGGCGCCGCGCCCTCCTCGCGGACAATCCCCTTCATCTCGTTCACCAACTCCACGCTGCGGGGCTGCGCCATGCCGCGCTCGAAGTAGTCGCGGAAGTTGTTCATGTACCGGTCTTTCGACTGGTACGTCGTCTGGGTATGGAACGCGTTCGGCACGCCCGAGAGCTGGTCGACACGCTTATACAGGTAGTTCTGCATATTGCGCACCACGTTGAACAGCTTCTTGTCCTGTGGGGTCAACTGCAGCGTCGCCTTCTTGCGCAGCTTCTGCATCTCATCAAACACCGCCTGCCCCGGCCCGTTGATCTCCAGATTCACCAGACACGGCTCGTAGTAGCCGGCCAGCAGACAGATCACCCAGGCGACCGCGTAGGTGGGCATATCCGGGTCTGACCACTCCGCCACCTGATCGCAGCCATCGCCGTAGCAGCGCCACACGCTGATGGAGTTGGTGTCGTGGGTGTTCTCTGAGCCGTAGCGCGGGTCAGCGCCCAGCACGTACTGCACCTGGGTGATCGGCGCCGGGTACTCCCACACCTGCAAGGTCGCCATGCGCGGGGTGGCGCCCACCACCTCGGTCTCGTAGAACTCGCTGCGGCACTCGATGCGGTAGTAATCCGGCGCATCCGCGTGACGGGTGCGCTTGATGGCATCTGAGATCGCGCGCGCGCCGAAGAACTGGCTGCCGGTGGCGATGAAGGCGTGATGCTCGGTCGGCGGGTGCTCCTGTAGGAGGAGGTTCTCATCGCCTCCTTTCTCCATCAGCTGGTAGCGGTACCAGGCGAGGATCTCGTCATCGATCTTGACATCGTAGAGCAACTTGACATCGCGCACCCAGCCGCGCTCGGCGGCGGTCATCCGCCCGGCTTTCCCCCAGTACGCCTTCCACAGCTCACTCCCGCGCGGGCAGCGGTAGAAGGCGTTCGCCCAGAAGCTGACGAAGATCGCCCGCTGGGTGACGGCGCGCTTCGCCTCCTCCCACATGTCATAGAACAAGTTGAAGCCGCGCGCGGTGGACTCGAACAGGTACAGGCGCGCCGGATTGTGCTCGGCCATCGTGTCGCGCAAGCTCCGCAGTCCTTCCTCATCGGGCCAGGAGGACAGCTCCGTGCAGTGCAGGAAGGCGTTCGCCGCCGAGCGCCCGAGCTTGCCGCTGCTTTTTCGCTTGGTGGTGCCGGCGACCGCGTAGCGCAACCGCGAGCGGTTCTCGAACGAGAACATGTTGCGATTGTGCTTGACCATGCCGCGGCGCCACTCGAGCGGCAGCCCGTCGTAGTAGAGCTGCAAGGTCTCCTTGAAGTTATCGCGCGCGTCCTCATCGTGGGTGACGAGCGAGCCGGAGAGGCCGCTGTGTTTGAAGATCCAGTACAGATCGAGTGCGAGGCACAGAGTTGAGATGCCGGCCTGGCGGCACTTCAGGATCACGAAGTTGCGCACCCCGTCCTCAAACCCCTGCGTGATGCCATTCAACACCCAGGTCTGGGTGCCCATCAGCTGCTCGCCTAAGCGGACGCGCCCTAACTCCTTCGTGTCGATCTTAAGGGCGGTGGCGAAGGTGAGGAACTTGGCCTGGTCAAATTCGCTCATCGTTGGCCGCGTAGTAGATGTTGTCGAACAACACCCGTATGCCCATGAAGTACAATGGCATCACCAGCGGCGCGACGAAGCTACACGAGCCGTCCGGGTGTGGCGTGACCAGCGTCGTTTGTTTGAACAACTCGATCACTTCGGCGGCGCGTGATCCGCGTTCTCGTGCCAGCTCCTGCTGCGCGGATTGCCCGGTACGGGCGGGGTGGGATTCAACTTGTTGCACTGGCAGGTGGGGCAGTGGCGCTGCTCGGCGCCGACCAACTCCAGCACCAACCCATTGCTGGTGATCATCATGCGCACAAACGCCTGGCCGCTCTCCGCGAGCGCCTCGGCCGCGGGCGTCCAATTCACATCCAACATCGCATCGATGCAGGCTTGCAAGTCGCTCACAGCGGATCCCCCTTCGGCGTCACCACCGGCAGCGGCGTGACCCCAAGCGGGTCGTGTGCGTCCGCCGCATCGATCAACTGCTGCCCGAACTCGCGCGCCATATCGGGCGGAATCACGAGCGAGCGCTCCTTGAAACAGACCTCCACGCCATCGGCGTGCGGGAGGGCTTTTAAATGCGGGGTGATCGGGCCTGTCATGGGTCCTCCTGCCAGTAGATCCAGTGACCAAACACCAACAAGCTGGGCACGGGGAGGTCGGGGTGACTCATGATCATCTCGTCCGTGGACTTCCCGAGCTGGCGCAGGCTGTCCCGAATCATGTCTGCGCAATCCCACAAGAGACCCGCCGGGACAGGAACCGGCGGACCTGGCCGCGTCAACGTCAGGTGTTTGCAGAACTCGTAGGTCGCGCGGTTCATCCGCCCGCCTCCTTCACCGCCTTGTCCACGCCGGGATTCCCCCGGGTGGCAGGGGGCTGCGCGGTCGCCGACGAGCCCCGCACGCGCTGCACGTGCTCGTGGAAGTGCGAGTGCGCGGCGGCCACCACATCGCGCATGTACTTCTGGTACGCCGCTTTCACCTGCGCGTCGGTGGGCGCGGTCGCATGTGGGCGTCCGGACTCGGTAGCTCCTGGGGTCGGACTTCCGAGGGGGGCGCCAAAGGATCTAACCGGGGCATCAGGCATGCGGGCTTCTCCACAACACGGGGCATCACGCGCACCAACTCGACCCATACCACATCAGATGTGGCGTAGCGAGCGGCGCGCTGCAGGCCATTCACGGCCGGCTCCTCGAGAAAAACGAGCTTGAC